GAAGAGAGATGAAAGAAGCGCCATAACCCTGCTGAAGATAGAAGTGCAACAATAACTGGCACCCCTACCATGCTCAGAAACTCAATGACCATCTGGTCTCTCCTTTAATTCAAAGTGCGGATAGTCCTTGAAGGTACGCCAGTCACCTCCCCAGACTATCGGAGTGTCGAGTATGTCGGCTGCTTGTTTCATAGCCTCTGCTATCGGGTAGAAGGCTTCAGGTTCCCATGTCACAGGGATTGGTACTACATCAACTGCTAGGCCATCTAAGTGCTTAGACCTCATGGTCTTGCTAAAGCCGTTGTTAAAGTAGTCCCTTTGTTCTTCTATTGTTCTCATACCATCAGTGATCTCGAATGGAACCTCTGATAGAAGTCTAGCAAGAAAAACAACTTCATACAAATCTATATGAATTTCTGCTAAATGCTGCTCAGATCGCTTTGAGAAACCCCGCTCGTGGGAATTAGTACCCCCCTCGTGGGAAATTGAGTTGGTAGCCCAGAAAAGGCTAAAGAGGGCTACCCAGAAAGTAACAATAAACCCTATGAGGGTGGCTCTGGCCATACTACATTCCTTGGGTCTGTGGTGTTAGCTGGTAGGTCTCGGAGTTGCTGTCGATACACTGCCCAAGCTGCTGCGTCTACAGGAGCGTCTGGTACTTGGGTCCAGTCACAGCCTTGTAACAAAGCATTCCTGCGATTACGCATAATAATCCCAGCCCTATTTACCTCATACTCTTCTATCTCTGTTGTAGACTTAGGGATAGCTACACCATCCACTACTCGGTAAGTATTAGTGTCCCAAATCCCTTCAATACAAGGTTGGTTAAGAGCAGCATCTTCGGCAGAACCTGAAAAAGTACCGACGATCACCCCAGTATCTGCGTCATATTTAGTGTACAAATTAGGGGACATTAGTTGTAAAATCTCCAAACAATAACTTTAGCAACATAGCTATCGTTAGTTACATCAGTGCCAGTATAAATCAGGTCTACATCAAAACCACCCGAAACATTAGTCCTGCCCCCCACAAGCAAGTTTTTAGCAAACACAATAGCCCCAACATTTGTAAGGTTAAAATCGTCTACACTAACGCCGCCAATTTTAATTTCAGCCTGTAAGCTAGAAGAAGTTGTAGATGTCCCAAAAGTCTCTATTTTAGCAGTAACAAGAACGTAAGCATCTCCGTTAGCTGAAGCACCAAAGTTTTGCGAAAATGTACCACTAGAACTGGCACTAGACCCAGTAAAAACATTCCCAACACCAACATAACCACCTTGAATTAGTTTACTAGAGGTAATAGTGGCATTAGCAATCTTGGCATTGTTAACAGCAAGATTAGCTATCTTAGCAGTGGTAATATCTGCGTCTGCAATCTTGGCAGTGGTAACAGCGAGGTCATAAATCTTATCTGTGGTGATTGCCCCACCTACAATATCGTCTGTATCAGCACGTTTTGTAGTGGCACTTACAGGACCGATTCGAGTGCCAAGAGCTACGTTGCCACTGTTAAAAGGTTGCGCCCAGTAGTACCTTGTATCATTAGCGCCTAGTCCAGTGTGAACCCAAGACTCGCCTGTAATGTTGATTGTACTTGCACCAGAGATAGTGCTGTTTGTGTCAAACCAAATCTTAGTGTAGTCATAGTTGTTATTGACTGGGTTAGTCCAACTAACAGAGTTCTGCCTGATACCACCAGAAGCAGTGAGGCCAGTCACCTCTGTTGTGGATACTACATCCCCGGTCCCGATAGTAACCTGACCCAAAGCCCCCGGTAGGTTAGTATTGTCAGACTCAAAGCCTGTAGGGTTCAGGAACTCATCATAGGTCGTAGTTGTAGTCTCACGAAGGACAAGGTTGACCTGAAGTTGCATACCCTCAGCACTCAATCCCCAAGCTACAACCTCAAACAACTTGTTAGTCCAGCCAAAGCGACTGTTGGTGATGTTTACGTTGTCACCTACCTGCAGTGAGAAAGCGTTAAGACCGAAGCTACCAGATACCGTGATCTGGCTACGATTCTTCTCTAAGGCAATAGCTGCTATTCTCTGTGCCTGTTCTGGAGTATCAGTGAAAGGCAGTGCCAAGTCCATTGTACTCTCTAAGCCACCATCTACAGTGACAAAGGTAGAACTGGTAACCGTAGGGTAGTCAGTGAACTGATAGTTTGTAGCTGGACCCCGGAAGGTGCCTCGTACAGCGTTAAAGTTATCCCTACGGGAGTGCCGTGTAGATACAGACAGAGAGGAGCGTAGATCGTCCTCAGTAAGGGTGACAGTAGGGGCTACGTAGTCCCCTGCCTTAAGACGCCACTTGCCCTGTGCATACCATAGATAGCCAGCACAAGAGGTCATAAGCTGTGAGATAACATCTACAGGAGCCTGAGAGGTCAACCAAGCCCCATTACAGGTGTAGCGGTCACCATCTGTTACCGTCTCTTCACAGACGTTAGCAGCAGTGGAAATAAGGGTATCGTCAATATTGGCAACAGCCTCGCCAAGGCCATAGCTACTGTTAGTCAGGAAGTCCCGTACAATCAGTGCAGGGTTGTCAGACCAAGCTGTGGTGCTGGTCCTTGGGTCATACACTCTCTTACCCCGGATAAGGACAGAAATCTCTGGTAGACCCTCTTCCCACACGTTGTCAGCATACTCAAAGACAATAGCCAAGTGAGCAATACCAAGCAGTTTATGGTTGGCTGTCCACTTATTAGAGAAGTTTGCAGGGGCAGTACCGTTAAGGCTAGTGCTATGGTTACCCAATACTCTACGGATTTTAATGTAGTTGTTAAACTTTGTAGTAGGGCTTCCTACAGCAGCACCAGTCTCGTCAATCTCTTGTGCAGAGGTTACGTTATCCCCACTGATAGACAGAGAATACTTGCCCATATAAACCTGCTGGAAGGAATCAATCTCATGACCAGCAAAGGCAATGATACGACTTAGGTACTTGTTGTCGTCTGTGTTGGGTAAACCATTAGTTCCATGAGCATCATCAAAGACAATAGCTCCACCCACCCTAGTCTCACCATAGATAACTTGGTGATGAAGGGCAGAACCCCTGCGGTTTACTGTGTAGCCACCAAACTTAGGTTCTGCTACAGAGGCTAGGGGAGAGGGTGTAGGCCCCATAGCGCTAGAGAGGGCATCGGCTGTAGCTTGCTTGGCAAGGTAGGTACTAGCAAAACCCCCTACAAAACCTACAGTCCCAAGGACTAAGGCCCCGGTAGCTCCGCCTCTGAAGAAACCAGATACTGCGCCTCCAACACCACCAAGGACGCCAGAGAGAAGGCTCTGACCCATATCAGTCTCCTATATATTTAGAATAGATGCGCTCTACCAAAGAGAACTTCAGGAACTGCATCAGATTATCGAAAGGTTTATGTACCTTTGTATTGATAGCCAAGACTGATACACCGTCTTCTTTAAGACATTTCTCTGCAAACTGTATCAGCTTGATACCAGTGCGACCTTTCCTGTAGTCAGGATGCAGGAAGATAATGTCATTAGAAGCGAACAGGTGGTCCTTGTAGTGCATATTGTATTGGATGATGACTACAAAGTAACCTACTAACAAATCACCTTCTCTAGCTGTGAATATCTTTAGTACACCAGCTTGTTCTAAGGTGTGGTAGGCGTCCCAGTCTGGGTTTAGTTTAATCTTGTCTTTGTTAAGGGCAATATCTTCCCAATGCTTTTGTATCAGTGGTCGGATGTCGTCCTCAACCGTAGCTAAGAACTCTTGTTGATACCTCATTCAGGTAAGGCTCCCCATATGATTTTCTTGGTCTGTAATCCTGCTACAAAGTCTAGACCCTTATCTCCGGTGTGCTGTTCTCTCTGATAGGCAGAGGTGTACCGAGTACCAGCAGGACGCTCTAAGGCCACCAGCTTGTTCTCTACAGTCAGGGTAATAGTGCTGGTGTCTGGGCCTTCGTTAATGTCCATCTGGTCCATATAGCCAGAGAATATCTCTATGTAGTCTGTAGGATTGTCCATCACACCAAAGTAAATCTTACACACTCTGCCTTGATAAGGGGTAGCCAGAGCCTTAAGGAACAGAGAGGACGCAGAGTTATCAACCCCACTGAGGGAAATAGTAGCACCCCTAGCGGAAATATCTCCGGTCTCCTCGATAGGCTCAATCTGTAGCAACTCTCCTAAGCCCGAATAAGCCTTACTATTGATAGTCCTCGTACCTACACCATTCCAGATGTAGGTCTCGTTAGGAGAGTCAAACAAAAGGTCAATAGCAAAGAACGGCTGAATAACATCAGCCGCCAATGCCGTAGTGATTGTCGAGTTTAATGACCTACTCATTTGAGTGCAGTCTTAGCCGTTACTCGACCGTAGACAGCCAATGCACCACCACCAACAGTGATAGCTTGCATAATAAGTTCTACAATCGTACCCTGAAGTTCAGGGGTTAGTGGGATACCAGTAGAAGACAAAGCAGAAGAGATAAGCATAACAACTACCCCCCATACAGTCTTAGACATCCACCATTGTTTTTGGTCCAACATAGTAATTCTCCTTAGTTAAAGTTCTTAACTTCATCCGGTGTAGCATCCACAACAGACTGTGCTGCTGCTCGCTCTTCAGTGTCCCGAATGATCTCTGGGTTATCTACAGTCTCAACAGTAGGCTCTGCTTCTGGGTCTTCCTCATTGTAGACAAAGATTTCCACGGTAGCAGGCAGCGGCTCAACGGCAGTCTGCACTACGACTTCGTGCAGTACGTCTTCCATTTCGCCCGTGTCTTCGTTGTAGACTTGTTCGCCGGTGGGCTGCATTTCGGTCAGCTCAGGACGCCCATCGGCTAGCACGTACTGGTCAAGCCGTGCGGTGGCTTTGCGGTACTGGTTGAGCTGCCAGTTGAAGCTGTTGTTCGCCTTGTTGATGTCGTGGTTGGCCGAAAAGTCAGTCATGAAAGCGTCGAACTGCCCGTCGCCAAGACGGATGGACTTTTCACGCTTCTGGTCAGGCCAAGACCGACGAATGTGTTTCTGCGCACGACGCTCAAGCTGAACAGGGGTGAGGTACTGGTCCCCTTTGGTTACGAAAATGGTCATGCTCGTACTCCGATCACGGTTGTGCTGTAAGGTGCTACAGGTGCCACAGTCTCTTTTATGACGTAGTTGAAGCCATCGTATTCGACCGTGTAGTCGTAGGCAGAGCCTTCACGTTGCAGTGCGCCATCCTCAAAGACGTGTAACGGCTTCCAGCCCTTCGGCATGGTGTGGATGACTTTGTCGTCTGCGGGGTCAACTTCGTAGACGGAGATGTTGTCGATTTCCACGTTGTCGATGCCCGCTCCGACGGAGATGTTGCTGTTGTCAACGGCAGGCTCAAATTGAATAGTAGTGACGCCAGTCGTGGTGATGCCCGAGTATTGCGCCGTGTTGTCCCAATAGAAGTAGATAGTGCCAGCGTCTTTTGCCACC